CGCCACCTTTATTACCTGGAGAAGCAATTCCTTCTGCTTCTCCAGCACATCCAAACACTCAACTAAGTATCCAACATACATCTAAACAACGATCCAATGATCCATATACTCAAGTCTCCAAGCCAAAACGAAGTGAAAAGGCTCTTCATTTCTTTTCAGCGTGTTTGCGTGTATTAAATATCCAAGAAGAGGTTGCTTTGACAGATGAAATGCTCAAAGCATCCTACAAAAAAGCAGTGATTCGTGCCCACCCTGACAAAGGTGGCTCCAAAGAGGCATTTGATGCTGTTACACGTGCCTACGCATATCTCATAGATATTTTACAGCTTGTCAAAGGGCGTCAAGGACGGACAAACGAAGCAGTTCCAACACTTGATACTGTTCAAAGTCAACGATCCTCCGCTTCCTCTGATTGGCAAATGCCAGCCGAACCTGTCAAACTAAATCCAAAAAATCTGAATTTATCTGTATTCAACCAATTATTTGAACAAACACGAGTCCCAGATCCAGACGAAGATGGGTATGGAGATTGGCTAAAAGATGCTTCTGACAAAGGATCCTCCAATAAACGAAAAGGTGCGAAAAAATTCAGCGAAGATTTTAATCGAGAAGTGTTTAATCAAATGTTTGAAGAAGAGCAAAATACAGAAACAGGTATTACACGATTCCACCAACCTCAAGAACTTATGATGGCACCCTCGTATGGTGTAGAACTAGGACGAGGCAAACCAGACGATTATACAGCAGCTCCCAATTCAGACTTACAATTTACAGATCTTCGAGCCGCTTATACAAAAGAAAATACAGTCAGTAATCAAGTACAAGGAGTTCGTATTGAACAACGGGATTTCCATAATTACAAGGCGCAGCGTGAAAAAGCACCAGCCAATTACAATCAGTCTGAAATGGCCTCCTTGGCAGCATATGAGGCACAACAAAAGGCAAAAGAAGAAGCTCGTCGTCTTCGAGCTGCACAAGAACACCTTGGGGCTCAAGATTATTTTGAACGAATGAAACAATATGTTATTACAGAAAAATAACAGATAGTTTAGATGGATACCCGCACTGTGTTAATCCCCCTAGCACTTGTGGCTATAGCAGTTGCTGCTTCTATAGCCATGAATTTGAAACATGAAAGTAAATTTACCGACGATAAACTTTTAGAACGTGGCCTTTCTACACCCACAGTATGGATTTTTATTGATGATAGTGACGTAAATAGTCGTTGGTGGGCTGATTTTGGAGCACGATCCTCTCGTGTCTACAATATGCCATTCCTAAATCTCTGTTATCAAACAATTGTAAAAGCATGTGGAACGAACTATCATATCGAGGTGATTAGTGGTCTAGGAGACGCAGAACAAAGGCTTGGATTTTTACCGTCTCCGATGCGTAACAAGAAACTTCCCTTACGAGATGAAGAAATGACCTATTTGAAGGTTGCCTTCTTGGAAAAATTCGGAGGCTTATGGATTACACCTGCCACCATTTGCCTACGAGCATTTCCAGTACTTCCTGCTGATAAAGTTGTACTATTCGGATCGGATCCTGTTGAAACCTATGCTGGCCCTGATGGAACATTTTTTCCAAACCAGCACGCACTCTGGTCTCCGAAACCAAATCACCCATTCTTTCATCAATGGAAGGAAATGTTGGCCGAACGAATCGAACGTCAGCCCGGTGGAAAAGAAATTCGTAATGACAAGAATTGGGACATACTTTTTGTAGGCACTGGAAAACAAGATGTAATTATGATGCCAAATGCTGAATTAACTCGAAAGAAAGGGGGGCGTAAAATCGAACTAGAAGATCTCTTGGCAGCTGGAACAGATGGTGATTTACCATTTACGATTCACCCAGAAACAATCTATGTACCTTTCCCATGGCCAGAACTCTTACAACGTCGTATATATGGCTGGTTTCTGCGTTTAAGTGAGGAACAAGTTATGGAATCTGACTTGGCTGTTACACATATATTCAAGATGACTGGTATGTAAAATCAGTATCTACTATAGAATGGCAGCACCAAGTGTAAGCGAAATTGATGCAATATATGCCAAATTTGGCCAAGTTATAAATATGACTGCAAAAAGAGAACTAAATGGATTTATAGAAGGTCTTCGTGCAAATCAAGGAGAACGAAATTTAGGCGCTGGAACAGAACGATATACAGATCAAGCATCCATGTTGGGAAATCTAACCTACACATCCAGTGATGATAGAAATGGAACAATCCAAATAGGAAGCAGACAAGAACCTGTTCGAAGAATAGGTGGCGGAACATATGGCACTATATTTTTAGGTACAACTTCTAGAAATGTATATAAACGTATAGTACGCGATCCTACAGGTCATAGATCTACCGAAGAATTCCATAGAGAATTATTCATAGAACCATTTATACAGACTGTCTTACAAATGGATGGAACATACGGAACTAATATAGCCAATATAGCAGGAGTGTATAGAGACTCTTCTGTACCAACACGTCTCCAGCGCTCAACTAGAGGAAGAACTGCGGCAACTACTAATAATGCATCTATTGTATATACGTACTGGTATGTAATGGAATCTATTGATTATACCTTATATGACTATGTAAATGCTATGACACAAACGAACCCCACCCGTCTGCGCGAAGTACTCTATAGCCGTATTTCATCACTTGGAACTATCTTAAATTATTTTAAAAGTAAATATGGGTTTTATCACCGTGATTTACATACTGGAAACGTTATGTTGAAACGAAATGGATCTAATCCTGAAATACTAAAACTAATTGATTTTGGAATGTCAACCATATCATTGAATGGTGTACAATATGCAGTACAAGCAGGTGGTGGGTTTTCATATGATTTACTAATTTTCTTGGGCGCAATGTATACTAATCAAGTAGTAAATGATACTAAATTTAATCAAGAACTACTATCATATATCACACCAGATTTTTATAATCAAATGCAAGAAGAAGTCACTGATAGGCGCGCGGCTACAGCTTGGCATACCTTATATTATTGGTTTTTAAACCAAACCCATCGTGTATATAACTGGATTAAAACACAAGACCGATATACTAAATTTTATACGGAAGTACGTCCTAGATTTGAAGACTTGACGGCTTTCTCATTGTATTGGGCTGGTAAAGAAGTAGAAGAGGCAAGACTCAATGCTGGAGGACTTGTTCAAAATAGAAGCATTCAAGGTATTGCCAAAAATCCAGACGGCACCTGGTCAGTTAAAGCATGTCTAGGCAATGTGTGTCAGAAATATATACTTCCTGTAGCTCTTGCTGCAACAGCTATAGCTATTGGTTTATATACGCAGACTCGTCAAGGTGGAACAAGAAAACGCTCACGGACTATGCGCAAAATGGCACGACGAAAGGCAAAGACAAACAGAAAGTATTAAGAAAAGTCCATCTGAATCGACTCTAATAATGTACTGTACGCTCGTTCAATTGTATAAAATATAGCCTTCTTTTTATCTCGAGTTGTTTCTTGTATCGTTACGATATATCCATGTGGTAGCAGTATATGTCGTAAAATAGTAATCCACCGAGTATCTGGTGTATATTCTAAATATTGCTTTGCCTTACATGGAATATAATATGGTTCCAACAAAGAAACAATTTCGAGTGCTTTATCCAGTTTCATATCTTGTTTTTGGAATGTAAATGGAGGCTCTGTTGATAAAGATAACATAGACAGAATTTGTAACACAAGAGTCCATGGAGGGATTGTACGAAACAATGGATGAGTCGGCATGGGGATCTACTCTATAGGTTGTACATTGTCTTTAAAAAGGCCAGCATCCTGGGAACAACATAATAAATCCAGAAAACTACAACGACTCTGTGCATGATATGCCCATCCTGTGACTAGAAATGTATACAGTCGTTCTTGTGCTTCCGAAGACAATACAAAATACAGATCGGCAGTTTGTTGAACGGCATGTAAAATATCTTCAAAGCTCATTCCATTTTGCCACATGACTCCCAGCATTTCATATAATTTTTTAGGATTTGCATAACAGATTGCTTTTACAAGGGGCATTACTTTATCATAATCGTGTGTACTACAAATTTCTTTTGCATCCTGCACTGACGGAGTTATAGGAGAAATCCATTTTAGAACTTCTGCCATATTCTTAAATTCAGCAACCGAGGACAAAGAAGCTGCACTGAGCCAATTGCGCACTCCTTCCTCTTGAATTGGATACTCGAGACGTTCTAGAAGTGTATCCATATACATGGAAATAGGAATCGGTACAAATCGTACAGGTTGGCATCGACTCTGGAGTGCGTGGATTAAACATTCAGATTGATTTGCTATAAATAAAAAACAAGTTAAGTGAACATATTGTTCCATCGGTCTTCGAAGAGCCTGTTGGCTTACTTCTGGAAGTGTATCTGCATCATCAATTAAAATCCAACGAATTGTATTTGCTTGCTTCGGTGTTCCTCGTGTAAAGTCGGCAAGCTTTGCCCGTACAGTATGGATCCCACGATCCTGATCTGCCGTCAAAAATAAAAAGTAATCTGGATCACGTGGCGCTATACCATGTTGCTTGGCATAAGAATCGAAAAAGTCAAATGCCAAAGTTGTTTTCCCCAATCCATGTTGTCCATAGAAAAACATATGAATTGGCTTCTTCAATGCTTGTCGACAAATCGCAAGTGCTTCATCTTGACCTAATATAGTTGTTTCCATAAGGTTCTTACTAAAGGCATCGTCCGAATCCTTTAGGGGTGTTTCAAATACTATGCGACTATCTATATATTTAAATATGCCATAGTAAGATAGATGGATCTAGTACCTGCTTCCTTTTTTACAGATGACTATGATAGCCATACTAATTATAAAAATCATGTACTAGAAACATTAAACAATATTGTAGCCAAGTCAGATGAACGAATTGATGAAAATTCCTTTTATTATTCTAGAAGTTTTGTTGTATATACAGACTTATATATAAAACAAGTAAATTTATATTCATGTGGAAAACATGCAAGTAATAAACTCTGTGAAATTGGATTTAATGCTGGCCATTCGGCATTGCTATTCCTATTGGGACGAACCAAAACACCTATTGACTATACAATATTTGATATTGGGACGCATACGTATACCGTTCCGTGTTTAAATTATATAAAAACTGCATTCCCATTTGCTACATTTGAGTATGTGGAAGGGGATTCTACATCTACAATGCCTTCTTGGATTGCTGCACATCCAGAGTGTATTGAAACCTATGGTCTTATACATGTGGATGGAGGGCAAACGGAATCATGTGTCAAGAGTGATATACATTGTGCAGATCTTCTTGTAAAGGTGAATGGTATAATTATTGTAAATAATACAAATATTAGTTATATAAATGCCCAGGTAGATATATACATAGCTTCCGGAAAGTATACTGAATTAAGTATATTGCCTACAAAGGGTTGTACTCATCGAGTACTACAGAAAGTACTAGGAACTAATCTTGTACAATCTTCGGCTTAGATTCCATAATTGTATCAAATTCCTTATAATTTGATTGGCAATGACATCCATGTACTACACTTTTATAGAGACTCATTGCAGTCCCTATAGATGCGTTTAATAATGTTTCATGAAGAGTCTCCATGAAGGTGGGGCGATAGATTCCAGTTTGCTGTACCTTGTGAAGAGGGCACATATAATTGGTCTGGGTCATGGTTCTACAGATACTATCTAAACAATGCTCCCTACAACCGCATTAGATGTCACGTGACTTGTATTCGATTCTTGAACTTTCAAAAGGTGCCGATGCGTCTGAAATTCGTAAGCAATATTTAAAATTGAGTCGTACTCACCATCCTGATAAGGTGGCTACTTCAGAGAAAGAAAAGGCAGAAGAATCGTTTAAGCAAATTGTACAAGCGTATGAAATATTAAGTGATGATTCAAAACGAGCCTTTTATGACCAGACAGGGCAACTTCCTGGAGAAGGAGGTGGCGGTGGCCCACCTATGAACCCCTTTGGATTTGGAGGAGCTATGCCCTTTGATATGAATGGGCTCTTTGGAATGTTTCAAGGAGGTCGTGGCGGTGGTGGAGGCCCAATGCGCGGTCGCAGACCTGGTAAAGCACCTGTAAAGAAGACTCAGATTCCATTGACATTGAAGGATTTTTATTATGGTCGTGATTTACAGATTAAACTAGAACGACAGCGCTTTTGTGGGGGCTGTAAAGGAGAAGGTGCTGTATCTGTACAATCGTGTGCTGAGTGCAGTGGAACTGGAATGAAACGACAACTTATTCAAATGGGTCCCA